GATACAGTCGGCGCCTTTACAGTCGTGACAGTTTCCGACGCGTCGGAAACAGGTTGTAGTTTTCCGACACTTGACGACATGCGATCACGAATCGTGATGATGGTCGTTCGTGGTAAACCATGAAGCCGAGAAACAACCGTCGGTGTCTGACCTGCCAATAAAGCAGCTTCGACCCGTGCGATTGTTTCCTCGTCGTAGATGTTTGGACGTGCCATGCTTCTATTCTGGCTCATCCTGGCGCACTCTGCGCCTATAGTGCAGCTGCCCGTGGCATAGATAGCACAACACCTGCACATCCTCCATCAGCTCACCACCGAGTCTGATGTAGGTGATGTGATGCACATCGAGCTTGTAGCCGTCCTCCTGTCGACGGCCACACTGCTCACATGTTCTACCTGATCGCTCGAGCGCCTTCGTCCGAATGTCCTGCCAGCGCTGACTCCGCATGTACTTGCGACGATAGTCGCGCCATGCCTCATCGACCTGGCTACTGGACGCTCCGATGGCCTTGAGTAGACTGTAGGTGTTGGACCATGGTTTCGCCATGATGCTCCTTACGATGTTGTCCGTGTCCATATGATCTCATCCTTGACCGGGTGATCTTCGCCCCACATCCAGTCAGTCGCGAACAGCGACTCAGGGTCCAGTGTGAGACCTTGTAGAGTCTTCGACTCTGTTCCCGTGTGCATCACGAATGCCTCGAAAAGGTCGGAATATCGGATGTACACATCGTGATCAAAGCATACGCGTGTGATCGGTTTGCCATGCATTAAGGGTTGAATAACTTCAGAGAACTTCATTCAATCACCGTCCAATCTCTCGCCAGGACATCGGTTCCCGACAATGTAGCAAACCCCTTGCATCGCCAAACATTCGCACCATCGAGCTCGTATCGCATGAGTGCAGCATCTACTAGTTGAAGCTTGAAACGAGAGCCATCACGCCACACAGGACGCCCTGCGCGCACTTCCGCAAGGATTGACTCAAAGCTCTTACGGCCACCATGATTGTTTTGTTTCTTACCGACAGATTCCTGGAACTCCACACGCAGTGAAGGTTCGCTCATCATCCATCGATTTATCATCATTATTGGATAACCGACGATTTCGGCTGCTTTGCTTCGTGTCTCACCGCTTGCAATGAGCTCCGCCCACTTGATCACGGTCGCTGTCTTTTCATCGAGCGAGATGTAAGGGTCCATTTTCTTGACTGGCCTGTCTGGATTTTCTTCATTGATCCATCGCTGGACTGTCCCGCGTGTCATCTTCATGATCTGCGCGGTGCGGCTGATGCTGTTACCAGCAGATCTGAGTTCCTTGATTTGCACCAGGAGTTGTGTTCGCTCCTCGAGCTTTGTGTTCTTTGACATTGATTCTCCCCTTCAAAGTAAAAGACCAGGCACACCGTTCGGATAGTGTGCCTGGTTCGTCAGCGAGTCGTTGGCAACCGGGAGATGGTTACTCGCTGGCGTCTTCACCGAATGGATCGCTGATGTCATCGGTCTTGATGGTTGGCTGTGCGATCTTCGTGAGCTTTTTCTTGGCACTGACTGGAGAAACGGACACGATGGCGTTGGTTTGATAACCACGCGTGTTGAGCTTCGAATCGACAGTGACCATCCACTCCTTAGCCAGGAGCGAGTCGATGTCAAGGTTATGAAACTCTGCTTGTGTCAAGCGGCGTCCGAGCATGCCATCGAGCAGGATGGTTAGTGCTGCCTTGTCGGAACCATAGCCCTGGCGCGTAAACTTTACAAAGCGAAACGCGTTGCTGTTGCTGTCGCCATACTCAGTGGTTTCGAAGGTGAAGCGGAAGTTTGGAAGCAAAACATTCGGATCATCGTACGATGGTCGGTCGATGCTCTCGACGTTTGCGAGACGGCAGACATAAGAGCCTGCGACAGCTGCTTCGAACTGTGATGCGCCATCGTTGAACGTGGCGTTTGAAAAGAAACCCATAACTCTATTTCTCCTTCGGTCATAAGGCCGCTCTGTGACAGTGCTGGCTCAGTTACCAATCCAAAGGTGTTTCCACCAGCACCATCAAAGTTGACATTACCAAACATCAAACCATCTGTCAAACATAAAGTTGATGCTGTTCCTGTGGGCCAGCGTAAGCGCCCGGCCCGCAGGAGCAGTTTCAACTTAAGACCCCTAAGCGAGCACACTTACATGCTCGCAGGGGGGGTTTCCAAAGGGGGGTTTTCCTGACCTGTTCCCGTTTTATAATACTTAAGGGCGGAACAGGTCGGGAACAGGTCGCGGGAACAACTGAATCGCCTAAAGTAGACCTGTCGGACGGTACATTTTCGCGTTGCGTGGACCCTTGTCAAACGCCACGATTCGACTCGCTTCGAGGTCCGCGAGTGTAGCCGCCACGACCGATTTTCTACTGCCACACAGCTCCACCAGGCGCGACTGTGAGATTCCTGGTTCGCCACTGATGAGCTCAATGAGCTTCGAACGGATCTCTTGTGTGATGACCTCGCTCCTGGCGCCAGCGTCGAGCGTCCGGACCTTGGTCAAGCCATCCTCATCGCGGATCTCGAAGGTCACATCGATGGCGTCCTCATCGCTGATGAGACGGCCCTTCGTGACGTACATGCGATACAGGCCGTTCGCTTGCTTCTCAACAGAGAACGCCATATCAGCAGCTGCGACAATCTCCGCAGCGCCTCGCATACCTTCGTGTTTGACGGTCGAGTCTGTGCCACCCTTGCGATTGTGGTGAGCGATCAGGACAGTGATGCCGACATCAAGCAGCTTTTTGAATGAGTCGTAGAGTTTCCTCATCTGACTGTTGTCGTTTTCGTCCAGGCCATGCACACGCACCAGAGAGTCAATGAGCACCAGACCAATATCCTGCGACTGGCAATGCTTCACGATTCGTTCGACATCGAGCACATTGTCCAGCCTGATGCCGACTCTGTTGAGATAGCCCATTCCCTCAGCTGAACGCATACCGAGCTTCCTCAGCCGTTGTAGAACCTTCTGGACGCCCATCTCCTCATCGACGTACAACACTTTGGTTTGCGGAATGTCGAACTCGTTCAGCCACTTGTCGCCGAATACAGCTGCACGAATCAGATCGCACATCACCCACGTTTTGCCACTGCCTGGCGGTGATGACAGGTAGTGCAGTCCGCCAGTCGACAACACGTTCGGAATCAGCCAGGACTGCGCTCCCAGTTTCTCCTCCTCGACTTCCATCCGTGTCCAGTCCCAGACCTCCCATGGTGCGAGAGTCTGACCACCCGGCAGATCGTCGGGGACGTTACCCTGTGCCCACTGGACCCAGAAGCGGCCAGTGGTCTCACGAATAAGCTCAGGCTCGAGTGGAGGCTCACAGTACGTGTCACTCCACCAGATGCTGAAGATATTCGCCTGGTCAATCGAGAAGCGCTTTGCTCGCAAGAAACCGAGCAGTGTGACCAGCGCATTGTTTCGTCCGTTGAATGGTCCACCGCTTGCAGGTTGTGGCTGAAATAGCCGGTCCCAGTGGTGCTCACCATTTGCCACGACGCGAGCATGCGTGGCCATGTCTCCGGCAACCATGAGCCGGAGATCGTCCAGTGAAAGTTCTTCCATGTTGTTCCTAGTCTGTGAATGTCTGCGTGTCCAGCGCAGTGGTAACCAATATACGACACTCCTCGGCATGTGCGATCATGCCCATCGATCTCATTTGCTCGATGCCGACGATGGTGTGATTGAAACAGTACAGCAGGTATCGACCATGCTTGTATTGTCCGAGGTCCCAGTTACCCCGCTCGCGCTTTGGGAGGTCCCCCGCTTTGGCGGCGATCAAAAGCCTCGACCACTCATCGCCCCATGGATGAGTGGATGTCGTCTCCTCGACGATTCTGGAGGCCTCTGGCGGGTACTTTGCGAGTTCCACCAATCGAGGTAGTTCGCGATTCTTCCAGTTTAGAGTTCCAGGAACTCGTAAGATTCTTGACGGGTTCTTGCACTTGACGTCAGCGGCACTCGAGAGTGTGAGCATCCATCGTTCGAGCAGCTGTATAAACTCTCGCTGTTCTGTTGGCTTAGTCCCAATACCAGCCATTTTGAGTCGACGGTAGCAGTGGAGACCCTTCCCCGAGCGTACCGCGACTGTAACCTTAGCAAGCGTTGCAGTCTCATCCAGACCAGCAAGATCATCAATATCGCACCACACCACAGCAGCAGAATGAACATCGGTGTCCCTTCCTCCTTTACGCCAGCGCGGCAACACGCCGACGTATACATCATTTCCTTCGTCGCTCCATTGAACGCATGCTTCGCCGATGCCGGTCCAGTCTTCGACCGTTCGTGGAAGCTCGTAGAAGCGCATCTGATTTCGTCCTTGATTCAGACATCGAATCTCGACGAAGCCGTCAGAGTACGGCTCGAAAAGCCATGACAGAAATGTCACGGCCTGTGATACACGATTCATTATTTCCCCTTACAATCCTGCATGTCCAAGCAGGTTCCGACACATTACCGCAAACAACCGATTCAGCCCATCGAAATCATCGAGATGTATGGTCTCGACTTTAAGCGTGGTAATGCCCTCAAATACCTTTTACGAGCAGGTTCTAAACCTGGCGAAGATAAGACCGACGATCTTCTCAAAGCGGTCTGGTACCTGATCTGTGAGATGCACAGCATCGAGCTCGCCGATGAGATCAATCAACAGCTGTTAGTTGATGCCACTCGCGATGCCTAGATACCGACACGTCGCCTCGACTGCTTCGTCCCACGAATAGGCAACAAACCACAGGTAAGCATCACCAACAGACTCGCGGAATGCGAACTGCCCTGGCGTGAGCGTGTTCTTCCCTGCCTTCATTTCGATCCACATCCCGCAGTGCTGCCCCATCTGCACCGGGATAAAAATGTCCCAGACGCCAGCCTTGAGTCCTTCGGACTTCATGCGGCCACCTGTGGCCTTGCTTCGATAGCCGCCATTCGGCACAGCGAAGATTGTGCCTAGGCGCGGATCACTTCCGGCCATGACTCGACACCAGTTGAAATAAGCGATCTGCTGTTCTGACTCGTTCAAAGTTCCATCCTCTCAAATATCTCCGCCAGGACATCAGCCCCAGCGGCCACCCGTAATTTGTCAATTGCGCGCACCTGAATCTGTCTGATGCGCTCGCGACTGTAGCCGATCAGGATTCCGACGTCCTCGAGTGAGCGACCATCCGACAGACCGTCGAACCCAAAGCGAAGGCGAAGACATGCAATCTCGCGGTCAGTCAGGACCTCCATGACCGTGCGCAGCTGCGCGTAGAGGATTTCTTTGTCCAGGTGTTCACCGACTGGCGGTTCTGTTGATGCCAAAAAGTCATATCTACTTTGGCCATAAGCATTCGACTCATCGATACTCGACACCAGCTTGACGTCGTGCTGGAGAATCTCTGTCAGCGACTTGACATCAAGTGATTCGATTTGCTTGTGAAGGTATCGCGGGTAAGTGTGCACGACCTCACGGACATACGCGAGAAGTTCCGCCGGTGTTGGAGTCTCACCGTGCTTTGCGATGTACTCCTGGCGCGACACTCTAATGTGAGACAGTTTAGCGATGGCGTGTGACGGTAGACGGATGTCACGACCACGACTCTCGACACCGCGTCCTATCGCCTGTCTGACCCAGTTGGTCGCGTAGGTGCTGAAGCGGTGACCGAGTGACGGGTCATAGCGCTGGACCGCGTGATGTAGTCCGAGCATGCCATCGGTGATCATGTCTTCATGTTCGCATCCACGACCACGAAACTTCTTGGCGATGGCGCTGACCATGCGGACGTTGTGATCGATGAACTCAGCGGTCGCTTTGTCTTTATCTTTGTCAGTGCCGGCCTGGACCATTCGCCCTAAGAAGAACTCCTCCTGTGGCGTCAGGAGTCCAGTGGTGCTGGTGCGTCTACTGCCTCTGTACTGCGACCAGGTTGTGATGGCGTCAGTCACGAGACTGCATCGCCTGGTGTGCACGGTGATCCGGACTGTTCGGAGTGTTCCAGTCGGACGCCATCATGCATGATGTCCACACAGCAACGACAATCATCAGGAAACTGCCGACCATCTGAATGCGGCGCTGTGTCCGGAGGCGTCGCTCGCGCTTGAGCTCACGCTGTGAGCAGATTCCACAGATGCGATTTCCACGGCCATAAGGCACGACGTTTTGTCTGTTGCATACGATGCACGAAAGTTTGATGTCCATTGTTTTGTCCTAGTCCTGTTCTGTCTATTGCGGGAGAGTCTGTCCTGTACGCTTGCACAGGATCCACAGCTGCACTTCGTATTCACTGCGACCGATTGCATCAGCGATGCGCTTGACGGTCGACTGTCTGACAGCATGAGCGCCGGAGAGCATCCGACACACTGCCGATTTGTGGATGCCGAGTTTCTCAGCGATATCCACCTGTGTATGTCCGTAAATCATGTCATCGTTATACACATGGTTGACACTTTATGTCAACTAGTGCTAGGATGTTCGTGTGATTGGACATCACGACGAAGGAAACATAATGACACAGGAACGGGTTGACCTTAAATGGAAGTGCGGCCACACCGCACACATAACGGTTGGATATACGCAGGGGGACCTGAAGTACAAAATGGCCATGATGGCGTCGACGCTTGAAATTTGCGCCGCGTGTGAGTCGAAGCGTTCGATTGAACGCGCATGGTCATTGACACAGCGACTCCTCGAGCCGAATCCGATTGTGATGAGTGGTTCGGAGAAACAGATCGAGTGGGCCAGGTCTATTCGCACCACGAAGTATGAAGCGCTCGCACATGTCCTTGACTGTTTGCGTAAAGCGTACGAGACACGCCAAGACGAATGGCCAGCCATAGCACGGGCAATCAGCCCAGTGGTCAATGACGTGTCTATATGGCGGTCCTACAGCCAGTCAGGCGCCATCATTGATCGACGCAACATCAACTGGACCAGCGCGTTTAGGAACGCGCTCAGTCGGGCAGGATTACACATAGGGGGTTTAGCATGACAATGTCGGAAACAATAGGCGCCATCGCGCCAGCGCTGGTCAAGGCCCAGGCTGAGATCAAGCCAATAACGAAGGATTCCACGAATCCAGCGTTTCGCTCGAAGTACACTTCGCTCGATGCCATCATGGAGGTCGTTCGACCAGTCATGGCGAAACATGGTCTGTTCGTTGTGCAGTCGGTGTTGGACACCATCGACGGTGAGCACAGCACCAGCATCATGGTCGAGAGTCGTGTGATACATGCCAGCGGTGAGTGGATCGCTGGTGTAGTGCAGGTCCCTGTGATGCAACAGACCAGCCACGGATTCGGCAGCGCACTCTCGTATGGTCGACGCTACAGCCTCAGTGCGCTCCTGTCGCTAGCATCCGATGAGGATGACGATGGCAATGGAGCTGCACAACAGGCACAGGCACGGCCACAGATCAAGCCAGGACCGCCACAACAGACCACGCTGCGTAAGCTCGCACCAACACCGAAGCCGATACCTGGCTATCATAACGGTTCACACTTTGTGATTGGAGAAGAGGACCCTAACGCATGACGAAACTAGTATGGATAACGCCCGATGCCGAGAGTGTCATCGGGTATTGCGCCAGGGTCTCGAACCCAGCGAACCAGGACAATCCTGACGTGACTCGACTGCTTCGGTATTGCGTCGGTCACGGACACTGGTCAATCTTTGAAATGGCCAGCATGTGCATCGAGGTGAAGACCACGAGAGCCATCGCCGCGCAGCTGCTCCGACATCGGTCGTTCTCCTTCCAGGAGTTCAGCCAGCGGTACGCCACCGTGGTCGAGGACATCGAGGTCCCAGAGATGCGCCTCGCTGGCGCTCACAATCGGCAATCAAGCCTCCCATTACCTAAGATTGAGGAACTGACCAAGGAGCAGCAGGACGCTCTGTATTTGGTCGGGTCATCAATCGAGTTTGCGACCGACGTGTATCGAGATCTCATCTCAAATGGCATGTCTGCGGAGACTGCGCGCATGGTTCTGCCGATGTGCACACCGACCACGATGTACATGTCAGGGACTATCCGTTCCTGGATTCATTATGTGCAGCTGCGAACACGCCAGGACACACAGCTCGAGCATCGCGACATCGCACAAAGCGTCCAAAACCTTATGCTTGAACATCTGCCGATAACGATGGAAGCACTTGCTTAAGACCATACTAGTGTGGAGGTTTTTATATGGCACGTAAACAAACAGCAGACAAAGAAATCACACGCGTAGAAGAAAAACCAGAAGGTCTCCTGTGGCTCCTCAAAGCGAGCGAACATGAGATCCTGGAGCGATTGAACGCTGAGGATGCAATCATCTTTGTACATCCTGCGCTCGATGGCATCGTAAGTTTCCGCATCGAGGAGAATCCGCAGCACGACCAAAAAGTGGTGCATGTCTGGCGGTAAATGTATATTGTGTTTGCCGGTGCTCCCACATCGGTGAACGAACAACTAGCCAAACAGAAGACCAGGTGAGCGCATCGCCTGGTCTTTTGGTTTGTCAGAAGTTAACGAAGCCGAAGCCGCCGAACTTGCCGAGCTCGTGCCAGTTTCGTTTCTTCATGTACAACCCATCACCATCACGCTCGACCGACAGCTCGTCGCTTGGCTCCGGTGAAGTGTTGCCTTCGACCGTGTAAACACCCCACTCTTCGACCTTAGTCACGATGCCTATGTGCGCGATGCGTGAGAGAGCACTAAAGTAGAACAACGCCAAATCACCGCGCCGTGGTCGTTTCGTGGTCGTAGCATCGCGGATGTGTTGGACAGGCAACCATAGACTGTTTCCTTTGAACCATCGCGACCAGTCTGGACAATATGCCGATCTTGGAAAAGTCTCATCGTACGTGATGCCGAGCTGCGTGGCTGCTTGCTTATGCCTAAACCGGACGTGTGCCGCGCACCAGGGGGAACCAGCAGGGACCGGAGGTTTGCATGATGCCTGGTACGCTTCGACTGCTTTGCCTCTGTTCTCACCGACTTCCTGGACGCCCACATTCGCGATGGCCAGATCTGTCGAAAGCGATGCAATTGGTCGTACTTCCATGTTGTATACTCCTATTGTCCAACCGGTTCTGTTTCCTAGTCCTGACACCTCGAGCACCCCTCTCGAGGTGTTTCCTTTTAAGAGAAGGTCTCCGCATCATCCGCAGATGAAACGATCGTGATGCCATTCGTGGTGTGAGTGTAGATGATATAGATCACTCCGAGCCGCCAGTAACAGGCCAGCTCATCATCGGCGACATTACCCGTCACGACGTTCGAAGCAGCTGTGATGACGTTGCCCATCGGATCACGCTTGACGCGCTGGATGTTGCTCGAGCTGGTGCGAAAGAAAATGTACTCCATGCCGTTTGGCGACACGCAGACAGTGCCATGTGTTCCGGTCCCGATTGTTGTAGCCACTGATACTGTGTTCCCTTCGTCGGATGTGAGGTATCGCTTGACGCTGCCATCAGTGTCATCCACGATTATGATGAGCGACATGGCGCCGCTGTTCTTTTGATACGCCAGGCTAAGACAAACAGCGCCTGTGATCGGCGTTGTGATCTCACTCCAGTTTGTGCCGTTGTGCGCCCTGGCGTGATACAGCTTGACGCCGCCACCAGCTGTCACGACACCATATGTCGCCTGCTGTGCTGGACTGACATCGGCAGCTGTGCAGTTCCCTGCGAGCACCTCTGTGCGAAACACTGCGCGCTGTCGCTTCGCGCTGTACATCGGATTGACACCGACACTGTTTGTTCCTTCGACGATGGAATGATTCGCTTTGCCGAGTCCAAACGGTGAGCCGGTTTGATAATTGCCAAGCGTGTCGAAGGTTGAATCAGTGCCTCGAGAAGAACTGTCACTTGAGAGCTGAAGCGTCACGGTCCCGCTGGTCGCCGGATCTCCTGATGTGTCCAGGACAATGCCGTGCGCTGGACCACGAAGAAGGGCGCCGAATGGCAGATACAAAGCACTGTCCGTGCCACCATTGACATCGAACGGGTCATACAGATCGGGGATGAAATCACCATTTATGGAATCGAACAGCGTCTGTGCTGTGATGGTGCCGACACCGATCTCGAAGCCATACGCGAAGTCTGTCCCGGTTGTGGCGTTCGGTGTTGCAAGAATTCCGCCACCATACAACCATGTACTGATACCAGTTCCACCATTTAGGAAACAGTCCCTCAGTGGAGGCTGTGACACGCTACACGTACCACTCCCAGGATACGCCACGCTATTGGTCGCGGTCCAGCCAGGATGTCGGACAATCGAATCATCGGACGTGTTGATTTGACCTACAAGGTCCACGATGGTCAGCGGTGTGACACTGTAGGACGTCACGCCTGTTGCGCCACCGACAGTCTTTTGCCATCGATAATCGCTCTCTTCTTCGTGCCTGCCATCATTCGCCTGTTGCCAGAAGCGGCGTGAATAGTAGTATGTCGTGGTGTCGACTTCGGCGACGATGGCCGGTGTGATGCGTTCGTTTTCGTATCCAAGACCACTCGGAACATAGTGACTATTTGTGAAGCCGTTGACCGTGTCCTGCTTGAGTGTCGTGGTTCCGAGGTCAATCGCGCCTGTAGCGATGCGAAGGCGCTGGCATGACGTAACACCCCAATATGCCGAGTCGACGCTCTCTGAGCCAGCGTACGAACTGCTAGCGGTATTCTTCCTCGGATAGGGATTGTCCTTCCCGTCAGTGAGTGGAAGCGCGCTGACTGACCATGCATCCGGACTGCACAGGTCGATGGTCACTGTCTGATACGACGTAGTCGCAGCTGTGATGTTCCATGTCTTTGTGTTGCCATGGTAGTCAGTCATGACGAATGTTCCAGCCACGGATGTCCCGCTTTGCGCCTTGATCTGGATGTCTAGGTATCGATATCCGCTCATGCCTTCGTATGGCGCAAAGAGTCTGTCGTTACCTGTTCCTGAAATGCTTCGTGTCGTGGCATATGCGAGTGACCACCCGTTGAACCTAAAGCCACGAAACATGCACCGAGTCTCAGTATTCGCTTCGCCGACAGCTGTAAGTGACGCGCCAGTGATGGCACACGAGATGCTTGCCGGAACATCATCGAGCGATGTAGTCAGAGTATTCGACCCGTAAACAGGATCGGTCAGGACTGTCGTGGTCGCATAGTCGACGAAGGTGTCGGACCCTGACATGGAGCCGGTTCCGGTTATTGCCCTGGACGAACCATCAAAGCCTGTGACGGTCACTGTGAGTGAGTCCGGGTACGATGTTGACCACGCCCTGGTGCGACCGATGACAGCGACACTGCGATCGAGACACGAGCTCGTGCTGATGGTGGCGCTGGCCGTTGAAACAATGCCAAAGCCGTCAGTGGTTCCGAGAACAGACAGACTCCACTCCGTGGCGCTTTGAGCATGGAAGGTGTGAGCATGCGTGATGTCATGCACATCGACCGTGTTGACCTTTACCAGGCTGACAGCGAAGTCATGACGGACATCACCGGAACTGAATCCATTTGCACTCAGGATCGCGGTGTAGTCTGCTGTTCGCCTCGAACTCGCAGCTGCGGACACGCTGACTGATCCGCCATTCGCGGTGATACTACAGGCCGCCGTTGCACCACTTGTGGTCATCTCATACCAGCGATACGCAGTCCTGGGGGGAAACACAGTCGGTGCGACACTCGAGCTGTATGCAGTCTCAGTGACGTCCCAGAGCTTATCTGTCGAGACCGATGCTGTGAATGTGCCAGCACATGTCACGCTGACATCCTTGTATGTCGTGGCGCCTGTCTCGGTTCCTGACGCAAGGACCACGTAATTGCTGTTCGTCGATCCGTGTCCGTTGTTTACCGCTAGGTTCGCGCGAAGTTCCCATGTCCATGCTGAACCAGGTGATGGTGCATTGACGCTGGTGGCAATAGTGAGCGAACCAAGAAAACCTAGATGGCCGCCAAACGTGAAGTTTGTGAAGTGCGTGTCGTAGTCAGGCTCGAGAGGTTGCACCGCGAACGGATTCCAAATGCGTTCCGTCACATTTTGAGTGTGGCTCATCGTCAGCGTCGATGTACGTGTCCCATCGAGGTATGCCACTATTCGCCACCATCATTCAGGTATAAACCCCGGTACACAGCACGTCGGAACTGTTTCACGCCAGCCTCGACCACGAACTCGATCGTCGGAATCGCGATGATGCGATAGACACCCTTGATGGTCACACCATCAGGTTGCATGATAGTCACCACGTCACGGACCCAAAGAGGACGATTCGTCGCAGACAGCACCAAGAAGTCACTCTCCCACTCAATCAGGATACGACCTGTCATCAGTCGGTCTTTGAGTGCAAGCATGGCCTGGTACGCCACAGCACTCGATGTGATGCTCGGATCACTTAGAATGTATGGAACTGGTCGACCGCGCCAGTTGT